GAACAACGGGGCTAACGCGGGCCGGTTCTACGCGAACCTGAACAACGCCCTCTCCAACGCGAACTGGAACTACGCCGCCCGTATTTCTGATAAGGTGTTTTGCGGTGTGTTTCGCCGCCCTTGAGGCGGCTCGATTTTTGACTTGGGCGGAACGCCCGAAATTTCTTGAACCAGCATCGGGTGCCGGGTAAAACCGGCGCCCGGCCATGCGACGGAAGTGGGCGCATGTGGGGGTTAGTAGTAAAACCGAAAGCCTTTGAATACAGAAAGAAAGAGGACTGGATTTTTTGAAAACTTATTGTAAGAGAAAAGACATATCGAATATCGATTTTGTTAAGAGCTGCATAACACCTTTTCTGCACGAACGACTGGACAAAAGCAATGTTGCTAAGCTGTTTGCCTATTACAATGGAATCAGTAACACGAAGTCAAGGAAGAATATTGATACATCTCCGGAATATGTATCTGATACCATTGATAAAATTGCTGAAAGCATTTCTGAAAATTTAAAAAGCAGGACCGTTGTTGAACATGTAATATCTGTGACACCGAATGAAGCTATTGTTACATATCGGGAAATTGTGGATGGAATCAGTGGTAAACGGAGGGAACTCGGACTTGAAAAGCTCATATTTCAGCTTTACGAAGTGATAGCGCGGGATGCCTGTCAGGAAATGTTTGATGCGAAAATAGGCGAATTTCAGGTTTCGTCGATAAAAGGGAAGGGGCAATCTTACGGGAAAAAGTATATAAAAAAATGGATATCGAAGGATCCCGAAGGAACAAAGTTCTGTGCGAAAGCAGATGTCAGGAAATGTTATCCAAGCATACCGCACAACCGGCTGAAAGAACTTCTCCACAGAGATCTCCGAAAATCAAGGGAATTACTGTATTTGCTCGACTCGATCATATATTTGTATGACTGCGCAAATCAGCAGCTTGGACGGAAGGAACTTTGCGGAAAGGGCATCCTGATCGGCTCCCCTCTGTCAAAAGATTTGAATAACTATTATATGTCGTATCTGTACCATTACATTTACGAACAGCTCGCCATAACAACTGTACGCCGCGGAAAAGAGAAGCGAACCCGCCTTGTATCGCATGCAATGATTTATGCCGACGATATTGTTGTGTTCGGAGGGAACAAGAAACATTTGCATCAGGCAATGAAGCTGATTATCGAGTTTACAAGAAAGTTTCTCGGTCTTGAGATCAAGCCAACATGGGAGAAATTCCTTGTGAGTTACAAGGACTCTTCCGGGAAAACCAAAGGCAGAAACCTCGATTTTATGGGATTTGTTTTTCGTGGTTGCGAGGCGTTTTATCGTGAGTATGGAAAGGTAAAGAAACGGTTGAAAAAGGTCGTTGTTACAGTGAGAGACTCCATTTTTTTGAGGGCAAGACGGAAATTTTATCTGTTCATAAAGTTTATACTCTCAAAAACAGTGGTAACAAAGCATAAAGCAATGTCGTTGCTTGCATATAATGGATGGATAAAAAATAGCGACTCACACAAATTTCAGCGTAAAGAACACTGGAAAGAGGTCCTGAACATCGCAAAGCGCATGGTAAGCCGATATGAAAAAGGGAAACCTTATGAAACCGAAAAATATTATAAGAAAGTGAGGAAGATATATGCATAAAACAAATAGTCCTGCAACGCAGGGAAAAATTACATATGTAGAGCTGCCGGATGGATCCGTGGATGTCTGGATCAGGAAGAATGAACAGGAACTGCCGGAAACAGAAGAGGGATCAGCGGGATTTGAAGCAGACGAGATATATTTCAAGCTGTCCTCTGCAGCTGTGGCATCTAAGGAGGAAATAGAAGCGGATATTGATTTCTGGTTTACAAATCTGGAAGAGGCGCAGGAAGGAGAAATTTCTGACTTCTTGTCTAAAGAGAATTACCGCGCAAAGATTCGCGCCGCTCTTTCGGCTGCATGCGAACAGATGATAGTATCCGGTGTTGATGTGGATCTGTCCGTGGGAACGGAGCATTTCAGCCTGACGCAGAATGACCAGATCAATTTGTTCGGAAAACAGGCACAGTTGGCTTCTGGCGCCGAACAGCTTGAATACCATCAGGATCAGACACCTTGTAAATACTATTCGGCAGAAGATATGCAGAAGATCATCGCCCATGCAATGGCGTGGGTTTCTTACCATACAACATATTGCAACAGTGCATTTACATGGCTGGAAGCTTGCGGTAAGGCATCGGATATGGACGCTGTGAAGTACGGTGCTGAGATACCAGAGGAGTATTGCTCCGAAGTATATAAGGACTATAAAAAATGATGGAGGAGTAAGATGAAAGCGGCTTTAAAAACACTTTTTAAATACCTCTTCCTTTTTCTTGTTGGCGGTACTGTATACGTGATCATCGAGCTTGTGTGTCGCGGCAGAAGCCATTGGACTATGGCTGTCGTTGGTGGGATATGTTTTATCCTTTGTGGTCTTTTAAATGAGGTCTTCACATGGGAATCCACGATATGGTTTCAGATGTTGATCTGTAGCTTGATCATTACGGCGGTAGAATTTATAAGCGGGTTGATTCTGAATATCCATTATGGACTTGCCATATGGGATTACAGCAATATTCCATTTAATATCCTTGGCCAAATTTGCCTGCCATTTACGATATTGTGGTTTTTTATTTCGGCGGCGGCTATCATATTGGATGATTATTTAAGATATTGGTTTTTTGGGGAGGAAAAGCCTCACTACAGAATTAAGCCCGGAGGTACAAAATGCAGGATGTAGATTCAGGATTTTTGGAGGTTCTCGATACATATATGGATATGGTCGAGAAACAGGAGGAAATCATATACCGACTGTCGAAAATTGTGCAGAGGCAGGCATATGAAATCGCGCATATGAAGAATATTTGTGGATTCACAGATGAAAAAACGCCGGAAGAAATTGAGGAAACTCAACTGGCACAAGAAGCTTTGGCAAAATACGAAGAACTTAAAAATATGGATTAAAGAGCCGGCGGCTCTTTATGCAGGAAAAAGATCGGGAAACCGGTCTTTTTTTGATGAAAAGAGGTGTGGATCATGAACCCAATAAGAGCAGAACCGAATACAGAGACAACCGGAACATGCAAAACCTGATAGGAGAAAAACGATGATAGAACATTTTATACAATCTTTCGGAGATATCAGTGTTGGACAGGCTGTAATTGTCATTTCGGCGATTGTTTTTCTGGTGATGGTATATAAAAAGCTCAAAGAATACATATCGAAAAAGGCGCTTGATGAACAGAAAAATAACGAACAGATCCAAAAGGTTATTGATCAGGCGAAGCAATATCCGGTATGGCATCAACAGAGTATCGATATACGGGAAAATCTCAATACGCTAATCAGCAATTTGGATAAAAAGATTGACAAATTACAATGTTCATCTGATCAGGGGATGGCTTACACATGGAGATATAGGATCCTTCGCTTTGACGATGAAATCCGGCATGGAGAAAAACACAGCAAGGAGCATTTCGACCAGATAATCGAGGATATTGACAAGTATGAAGATTATTGCAGAGATCATCCCGAATTTCCGAACAGCAAAGTAGTATTCGCAATTAGAAACATAAAAAACGTGTATCAAAAGTGCACGGATGAATGCACTTTTTTATAAGGAGGAGCTTTTATGGAATTATTAGAATTTATTAAACAGATCCCGTTACCGATCCTGATTATTGTTCTCGCAATTCTGGTAATAGTTACGATCGTAGTTGTGGTTCAATACATCAAGCAGAAAGGGCTCGACGGAATCAGGGAAGATGTCTATCAGCTTATTTTAAAGGCTGAGCATATGTACAATGAATCTGGTGCAGGAAAACAGAAATTTGAGTGGGTTATTCAGCAGGCCAGGGGACTGCTTCCGAAATGGCTGCAGATACTTGTCCCGGAAAGCGCATTAGAGAAATTGGTGCAGAAATGGTTTGAAGGAGTCAAAGATCTTTTAGATGACGGAAAAGTAAATAACTCTCAAAATAAATGATGAAAAGCGCATGTGGTCAAAGGCCGACCAACATGCGCTTTTTTTAGATAGGAGAAAGCATGACAGAAAAAGAATTTATTGAGATGATCGGTCCGCTGGCGAGCAGGGATATGTCCGAGAGTGGCATCTTGGCATCCATCACCGTGGCGCAGGCGTGCTTGGAATCCGGATACGGCAGCACAGAACTTGCGGTCAAGGCAAATAATCTGTTTGGAATGAAATGCTCTCTGTCCGGAAATACATGGGATTCCGTCTGGGATGGAGTAAGCAAGTATACGAAGAAGACCAATGAGCAGAAGCCGGATGGAACGGTATACATCATCACGGCGGACTTCCGGAAGTATCCGGATATTCTTACGAGCATCAAAGACCATTCGTGCTATTTGAATGGTGCTATGAATGGCGGCATGAAGAGATATGAGGGGCTGTCTGGAGAGAAAGATTACCGGAGGGCCGCGGAGATAATTAAGGCGGGCGGATATGCCACGGATATTTCATATGTGGACAAACTCTGCAGCCTGATTGAGAGATGGAATTTAACACAGTATGACAAGGAGGATACAGGTATGAGTAACAGTAGTTTAGTAAATTGCACAGTCAAAAGTCCTAATCACAGCGGAGCCAGAACGCACGCGATCGACCGGATTACTCCCCATTGTGTAGTAGGACAGCTTTCGGCGGAATCTATTGGAGGATGTTTTGATAGTTCCAATGTCCAGGCTTCCTGCAATTATGGCATCGGGAAGGATGGGAGAGTCGTGCTTGTTGTGGATGAATGCAACAGAAGCTGGTGCTCTTCCAGTAATGCAAACGATCAGAGAGCGGTAACGATTGAGTGTGCAAGCGATATGTCACATCCGTATGCCATGACAAACGCAGTGTATGAGAAGCTGATCGCGCTGTGTGTTGATATCTGCCGGAGAAACGGAAAGACAAAGTTGCTCTGGTTTGGGGATAAGAACACAGCCCTGAATTACAGTCCGAAATCAAACGAAATGGTATTGACGGTTCATCGTTGGTTTGCAAATAAATCCTGTCCTGGGGATTGGCTGTACTCCAGGCTGGGCGATGTGGCAAACCGTGTAACCGCACAGCTGAGCGGGAGTTCCGGCGGAGGAACAACCGGTGGCGGAAGCACAGGCGGCGGTTCAGGAAACTACAAGACCGGTATGTACAAAGTCAATGTCGGCGATCTCAACATCCGTAAAGGACCTGGAACAAACTATGGTACCAACGGTGTTATTACCGACAAAGGAACTTACACAATTACTGAAATCCAGAACGGATCTTGGGGTAAGCTCAAATCAGGCGCTGGTTGGATTAACGTCAGTACAGCCTACTGCTCATATGTTGGAGCCTCATCAGGTGGAGGCAGTTCTTCTGGCGGCGGCTCTGCTTCTGGCGCTTCTTATAAAACCGGAACGTATAAGGTCAACGTTTCGGAACTCAATATTCGGAAAGGTCCTGGAACAAATTATGGAACGAATGGATCCATCAAAGATAAGGGCGTGTACACGATCACAGAAATTCAGAACGGCTCATGGGGCAAATTAAAGTCCGGGGCAGGATGGATCAATGTCGATAAGGCATACTGTACTTATAAGGGTGCGGCGGC